TTGTTTTTGCTTCATCTGTGTCAACCATTGCATCATCTTCTTTTCTTCTTCTGGAGTATTTAGAAGATCAGCTTCTGTCAATAATGGAAAATATCTAGGTAAAGACTTCAACATTCCACCAAAATTGACTTTAATTATTACGAGTTCGGGTGGCATCTGCGAAACAAACTGTAAAACCTGCATTAATTCTTGTCGTTCAAGCTCTGGAATTTTAGGAGCTAAACTTCCAAGTTCTACTCCAACATTATAACCGCCTGCTATGTTCTCTTGATTAATAGAAACCCATTTTCTTCCAACTTCTCCAGCAATTTCAACAGCATTTTCAAGAGTCAGATTAGCTTGCATTGACTGCAAGAATTTAAGGCCAATACCAGCCATAAAATCTGCAACCAATGAACGTTTATCTTCTTTACGAATGGAAGATGCACCCGAAATCTTCGAAGCCTCAAACGCAGTCTTTCGTCTTTCCACAACTCCCCTATCCATTTCCGTTGAACCCGCCACTTCTCTAAAGTCTTGCAGCGTTTGTGAAAAATTCGCATATACTGCTGGGTCTAGTTTTGCATCTTCCAATACTTCTGGCATATTCTCCCAATATTTAAAAAGAGTTCCATCATTAGGGTCTTTCAATTTCTCTAATTCTGTCTCACCCTCTTCACCAGGAAAATCACCTTCTTTATATCCATACTTCCTACCGTACCGTTTTGCATGGGTCATTATCATGCCACGACCCAAATTGTATTCTTCCTGTAATGACTTCAATGGCTTTATGTCCGACATTGGATATGGCTTATCAGGTACTTCATTCAATCGCAAGAATTCAAAAGGACTACCTTCAATACCAGCTGGCACTCTCTCATCACGAATAAACTTATCATGTCCATCTGCAAGAACAATAAGTTTATCATGTTCTAAATCATAAATTTCATATATCGTAATTCTTCCAAGATCGTTCTTCAGTTCTGGGTTATCTTCAAGGTCTTCACCTTCCACTTCCATTGCGGGAGCAAGATTGAAACTTGCATTAAGATCATCCGTGTTCTCATACAATTTACTATTCTTAACATCTTGAACAGATTTAACGATCTCTTGAGCTATATATCTTCCATCTTCAAAATAATTCTCACACTCAGGATCAATAAGTATATGCAATGGAGATACTCTTCTTGCATAAAAAGCCTCATTAGTAAGGATATGCTCATCTTCATCTTTCATCACTTCTCCTGTTATTGGATCAGTTTCATATACAGGAGTGCCATCTGGCTCTTCGGCAAGAACTTTATTCCTACCAAAGTTTGTATTGATTTCAAAGTTACCAGTATAGCCAACTTTAATAACTCCATAACAAAAGAAAGCATCAAGAATTGCCAGCCTAACTTGTTTCTTTAAAGCAATACCAAGATTCTCTTTGGTATAATAATTCAAAAAGAACTGAGCTAGACGTGCATCATTAACCATCCTTGGCATATCTTCTACTGTCAGATTTTGTTTTGGACGACAATAGAAATTAGGATTCTGAAAATATAAATTTGGCAACTGTGTCTTTATATGAGAAAAAATTAAATTAATTACTGGTTTCTCAGTAATTGTAACCTTACGATCACCCCATTGGTCCCCTTGCATAAACTTAATATATTTAGCCACATCTTTCAATTGCTTCTTACGAAACTTTTTAGATCGTTCAATTCGATCTCTCCAGACGTTTAATCGAGGGTTATCTGGTACAAAGATAGTCATTAGTAAGTTCTCCCATCTACAACATACTGCTGGACTTCATTGTCTTGCCCTAAATGAAACTTTTCATTAGAATTAAGCACTTTCTTTAATCGTTTCTTCCAAGAATGCAAACTGTTCCTATCATGATCTTTGCTAATAGTAGCTCTTTTACTAGAAGCTACAATTATTTCTTGTTGCATTTGCAATACATCAGAAAGATCATCATTTCTCGCTTTTGGAAATCGTATTAGTTGCGATTCCAATGGACCATCACGTTCACCTTCAATATGAAAAATACAACCACTTTCATACCAACCTTGCATAGATTTGATTGAATATTCTTTGTTCTCTGCTGTATTTTTTTTCAGCGGAATCATAGTCATGAATTTTTTTGCTTTAATCATTTTCTTTTTTAAAAAATGACCTAACATCTTTTCAATAACAGATGTTTGCGCCCCACACTTTATACAATGCCAATCAAAATAAAGTTCAAACATTTTATTCATTAAAGTTGTAGGATCAACTTTATCATTCCAAGTTTTAAGAACATAGATATTTTTCTCAGAATCAGTGGTGGTAATCATGATAGCAGAATCATCGTTCTTGCCCTCAGACACAGCACCATCCATTGTCATAAATGTAAGACCAACAGGAATAACTTTACCATCTTCTCGATACATGGTTCGTTTATCAGAACTTAACCTGAAATACTTAAACCAATTTTTCTTAAAGATAGCATTTTCTGATGGGATCGGATCAAGCATATACAAACAGGAGAATAAATAACTCCCCATTTTCTTGTCTTTTTTAATTTTCTCCAATTCAGAAATTGGATACCGTTCAGGAAATGAAGATTGACCATTGATGATTGCAGGAACTTTTATTACCTCAACATCTTCATCTTCTTCCAAATCTCCATATAAGTCATAATCATCCCACCTAGTTCCAATAACGTCCATAGGCGTTTGGGGGTTGTCCCGCAATGGAAATACGGCTTTGTAGAACGTCTTGATCTTTTCCATTTGATCCTTCGTGGTACTATTCTCACGAGTAACCAAGTCGTCCATCTTGATGTAATCATAATGCCGTGAAGTCAAGGTACTATCTGGGCCAAACGCCTCAAACGTACCTTCCATTACGGGACGTCCACCACGATTCGGAACGTGTATCTCGTTACCTTTCCAAGTAGTTTCGGGTGCATGTGATTTCATCGGACACCATTTTGAAAAGAACATGCGAAACCTACGATTCGTGAGATACACATTCCCTATTGCGTTGACCATTGATACTGAATTCGCCAATACGCCGGACACGATCAAAATTCGTATCTCTGGTTTTTGTAACTGCAACGCAATACTATCAGTTATGGTCAAGATTGTCGTCTTAAAAAAACCACGAGGAATCAGCCATAACCTGATATTCTTTTTACGAGGTTCTTGAAGTTTGGTGCAGATATATCGCCAATGAAAATTAGCAGTCAAATCTTCATAGCCTAATAAGTCTTTCGCAAGAAAATACCTATTGGTTTTATAATCTTCTAAAATTTCTTCTTGCACCTGTGCTGTCATTATGTCGGAAGACCTCTATCCCAAATTGATTTCTTTTTCTTAACTTTCTTCTTCGCTGCTTTTTCTCGTCTTTTCATTTCACTCTCACCGACTCGCTTCGCAACTTGACGGCTATAACTTTCTTCAAGAGTTGCACCAGCAGCAGCATCTTCAGCAGCTCGTTTGTAATAAACATTTTTCAAACTTCCAGCCTTTTTCACTTGTTTCTTAGTGATAGGCTTACGTGGAACTGTGTATCGCTTCCCCATTAATTACCTCACAATCAATTACGCTTACCTCTTTAAGCAATGCCTCTCGTGCCTGCTTGGAAGCAGCAATTTCTTTTAGTTTATCTTCAACCATTACAGTTTCAACAAACCTGCGTTTCTCAGCATGTGAATCAATAAGGGCTCCGTGCAAAGCTATCGCTTTCCGCTTGAGGAATTTGTCGGAGGCATCCAAACCCTCACGGACAAAATCAATGACGAGTTCAAGTGATAGGACAAACTCTTCACCGATCTCGGCACGGAGCCTATTTTGATCCACAATCGAAGCATATTTAAGTGCAGTCTCAGCAAATCTCAATCCTTCTCCCAAATCTGTTTCATTTGCCAAGGCAGGAAGCAATACTTTATAAACATCATTAGCGCAAAGACCGGCCTTATTCGCCAATGTAGTAATAGGCATTGACAAAAGTTGCCGGTCTTCTTGTGCTAAACTTGAGATTGATAAAGCTAATTCCTTACTCATTCAATTTTCTCTGCTTCTGCTTCGATTAATTGTGGTACATCACCTGTCACAAACTTATACCTTAATTTGCATTGACAACATTCTAATCCTGTGTTATCACTAATCAATGAATCACCATCAACCAGCAACAACGGCCCTTTGCACTTCGGGCAAGCTAAAATACCTTCCAGTTCTTTGTTCATTTTCAGCCTCCGTGATAAATCGTTCTATATTTGTATTCAACATTAATGGCATGAACCTTACAATCTTTGCATCAGACCAATCCCACCATTTGATTTCTAACAAAGCTCTAATCTGCCACGGAAGAAATCTTAGTTTCTTTCCACGTGCAGGATTGCCTGCCACTAATGTATATGGTTCCACACTATGGGTGACTACCGATCTTGCGGCTACAATAGCTCCATCGCCGATAGCCACCCCTGACATTATACAACAGTCATTTCCCAACCACACAT